GTGAATACTCACACTCAACAATTGAATTCGATTATGAAGGTGTTCGTTACAGATTAAACTTTACTAAAAGATAGGAGTATATAATGAGTTGTAAATGTGAATGTCATAGATGTTCATGTGAAAGAACCAAATCTTGTAGTTGGGGAAAACACATATTTTGGGGCATAATAATACTAATGATAGTATCATTATGCACGTAAAAGACCATATAAGAATATTAAAATATTATAATTTAGGAGATGATAGAATGACAAGTGATAAAGATTATTATAATGAAGAAGCAACCGATTGTATTATCAGAGTTCTTCGTGGACAAGTAGAAGTTTTAAAATCAAGAATTAAACCTCGTGCAACAGGACATATACATACAGCAATTGGTGTAATAGAAACTCGCATTGAGGAACTACTAAAAGAGAAAGAAATTTGGGCAGAATATGATGAACAGAATTAATAGGAGTAAGATATGGGAGTGATGGATAAACTAAAGAAGAATAGTAGAATCAAAGAAACAGCGATACTTAATAAATCTAAACTATTCTCTAATAAGGATATGGTCGTAACTTCCGTTCCTATGATTAACGTTGCATTGAGTGGTGACCCCGACGGTGGATTGTATTCGGGAATGACAGTATTAGCTGGCCCATCAAAACATTTCAAGACATCATTTGGATTGTTAATGGCTAGTGCATACCTTGAGAAATACAAAGATGCAGTTCTGTTATTCTATGATTCAGAATTTGGCTCACCCCAACAATACTTTAAGTCGTTCGGTATCGATACTTCAAGGGTACTCCACACTCCAATAACAAATGTTGAGGAGTTGAAGTTTGACTTAATAAATCAACTTGAGAGTATCGAACGAGATGACAAGGTTATCATTATGGTGGATTCCATTGGTAACATCGCCTCTAAGAAAGAACTCGACGATACTATGAACGAGAAATCCGTTGCAGATATGAGTCGTGCAAAGGCATTAAAATCTCTATTCAGAATGAGCACTCCATATTTAACTTTAAAGGATATCCCATTACTTGCGGTTAACCATACCTATCAAGAAATTGGTATGTTTCCTAAGGCGATTGTGTCGGGGGGAACTGGTATCTATTACACTTCAGACAATATATGGATTATTGGTCGTCAACAAGAAAAGAAAGGAACGGATATTGTAGGATACAATTTCGTTATCAATGTTGAAAAGTCAAGATTCGTTAAAGAGAAGTCCAAGATTCCTATATCGGTTACGTGGGAAGGTGGTGTTGAACCATACTCGGGATTACTTGATGTTGCACTTGAAGGCGGATACGTCACTAAACCAACGATAGGGTGGTATTCAAAAGTGGATACAACTACTGGTGAAGTGGAAGATAAGAAGGTTAGAATCGCAGAAACATTAAAGGAAGAGTTCTGGGAGCCTATTTTTAAGAACACAGATTTCAAAGAATATATAAAAAATAAATATCAAATCGGTCATATCGATATGATTAAATAACATTGACCTTTGAGTCGTTTTAAGGTATAATAGTTATATGAAACTCGAAACAATCATACTTCGTCATTTAATTCAAGACGAAACCTTTATGAGGAAAACCATTCCTCATCTCAAACACAAGTATTTTGAAGGCCCCCACGCACACGTCTTTAAGGGAATCGTGGATTTCGTTAATAAGTATTCGGAAGTTCCAGAATCCACAGCATTGTCAATCGAAATGCAACAACACGCAAACCTTCCCGGACAAGATACCGCAGAAACATTTGATATAATCTCGGAGTTGGGGGATAAGGTAAAGGACGTAAATGATGATTGGTTACTTCAACAAACAGAGAAGTGGTGTCAAGACCGTTCGATATTCCTTGCAATCATGGAGTCGATTAACATTATCGACGGGAAACATAAAGACTTAACAAAGAATGCTCTCCCCGAATTACTCCAAGATGCCCTCGCAGTAAATTTCGATACTAATGTCGGACATGACTATATAAATGACTCCGACGAACGATACGAATTCTATCATAAGAAAGAAGAACACCTCGAATTAGATTTAGAAATGATGAATACGATAACTAAAGGAGGATTTGTTAATAAATCTCTGAACATTGCAATGGCTGGTACAGGTGTCGGTAAGTCCTTATTCATGTGTCATTGTGCTGCTTCTTCGTTATCCTCTGGTAAGAACGTATTGTATATATCAATGGAAATGTCAGAAGAACGAGTTGCAGAACGTATCGACGCAAACTTAATGAATGTACAGATAGACCAACTCGGGAATCTCTCAAAAGATATGTTCGATAAAAAGGTACATCATATTGCAAATAAGGGAGTCGGTAAATTAATTATAAAAGAATATCCAACAGGGGCGGCTCATGTAGGTCATTTCCGTGCATTGTTGACAGAACTAAAAATGAAAAGGAACTTCATTCCCGATTTGATTTGCATTGACTATATCAACATCTGTGCTTCTTCTCGTATGAAAGATATGAGTCACACATACACATATGTTAAAGCAATCGCAGAAGAACTTAGGGGTATGGCGGTAGAACAGAATGTACCGATTCTATCTGCAACCCAAACAACGAGAGGGGGATTTGATAACTCCGACGTTGGACTTACAGACACTTCCGAATCATTCGGATTACCTGCAACCGCAGACCTTATGTTCGCATTGATTACAACAGAAGAACTAGACAACCTTAATCAGATTATGATTAAACAACTTAAGAATAGATACAACGACCCAACAGGTAAAACCAGAAGATTTGTATTGGGCATAGATAGAAGTAAGATGAGATTATATGATGTAGAAGATTCCGCACAATCTATAATTGATACTGACCAAGTTAAGAAACCAGTAGATGATTATGAGGGATTTCAGTTATGAACAAGATATTTAAATGCGATATTATGGAAGGGTTTAAGAAGCTCGACGATAAATCCATTGATTGCGTAATCACTTCCCCACCATATTGGCAACTCCGTAATTATGGGTTTGACGAACAATGGGGATTAGAACCAACATTCCAAGAGTATTTAGAAAGACTATGGGGTATGATGGACGAAATACATCGTGTCCTTAAAGACACGGGAACGGTATGGATTAACCTCGGGGATACTTATTCAACCAAATCTGGCGGACTTGCAGTTGATGATGGACATAGAAGTGCAACCGCAGATTATCTCAAAGGTATGGTTGTTAACCAACCAAATAATCTATCCCCCAAATCACTCTTACTAATTCCCCACAGATTTGCAATAGGTTGCCATGACAGAGGTTGGACTATTCGCAACGATATTATATGGGCGAAGAAGTCCGTAATGCCAGAATCCGTATTAGACAGATTCTCTAAGAAACATGAATATATTTTCTTTATGACAAAACAACCGAAGGGATACTACTTTGATTTAGATTCCGTACGGGAAGAACATATGGAGTCTTCTCTCAGACGGGAAATGCGTGGAAGGAATATAAACAAATATACTGGTGGTGTCGGTGGTCAATCCGAACAGGGATTGATTAAAGAAAGAGACCATAAAGGATATGAGAATATGGAAAAAATATACAAATCCGGGGGTACTACTCTTAACCCGAAAGGTAAGAACCCAGGCGACGTTGCAGATTTCTGGTTAATAGCCACAGCAATGTCTAAAACCGCCCACGTCGCATCATATAATCCAGCATTGATTGACAAACCAATTCTCGCAGGTTGTCCTAGAGGTGGTGTAGTATTAGACCCATTCTCTGGCACAGGAACAACACTAGTTCGGGCATCACAACTCGGAAGACAGTATGTAGGATTCGAAGCATCAGACCAATTCTTTAAGATTACGGAAGAACAAGTAGGATTAGAAGAAGAACGTAAATCACAACCAACCGTAGAGGACTTTATATAATGAAAATATCTTGCTCTGCACGAAAAGATTGGGAATACCATATAAGTGATTGGATTGATTTTGAGAGGGCACACGCAAAGATTCATAGTGGATTTGAGTTTGATTATGAAGATATTGATTTTGCATTTGGTATAACAGAAGATACTATCCCATTATGGGGTGGAAGAGTGAATAATGTTATAAATTTAACTAAAGTGGATATATATTGGCTTTATGATAAGGGTATAGGTTACAAAGCTACTATGTCTAGTAAATCAATGTCTGATGCAGATTACAAAAACTCCAAAGAGATGTTAAAAAGATACCATCGGAAAGGCAATGCAATCATAACAGCAACAGATAAACTTGCAAGAAAAATTAAGAATGATTTTCCTAAATATAAGGTTGAAGCAAGTGCAGTAATGGATATCACAACCAAAGGACACTTGGATAGAGTTATTGGTACGGGGTTATATGACACTATCGTTTTACCTATTTGTGCGAATGATGATACTAAGTTTCTAAAAAGTATTAAGAATAAAGACCAAATTAGATTATTTAT